TTGGCGGAATGGGAGCAGAGGCAGCAGGATTTAGTGATGAAGCAAAAACAGAACAAGAAATTGCAAAAGATCAACAGTTAAAAAATGATAAAAGATTGGTTGAAATTCAAAATGAAATAATGGAGGCTGATAATAGAATTGCCAGATCTAAATCTGGTGAAAATGTTTATTTTGGAAGAGAGCACAAAGGAATCGAAGAAGACGAACAAAGAATTAAAGAATTGCAAGAAGAATCTGACAGATTAAATGTAACTGCTGAAAAACCAGAATCGAGCACCAAAAGTAAATACGAAGGTATTACTCAAAAAACTCTGAATAAAGATGGTAGTGTAAAAGAAATGTCATTCCAAGAAATAGAAGATGGTATAAAATCCGGTACTGTTGATAGAGGTATTGGCAGGAAAATGCAGAAAACTATTGAGTTAAAAGCAAAAACACAAAATCAGGAAAATGTTGGAAAAGTAGAATTGAATACGGATGCGCAAAGTCAATCGGGTGTTTTTGCCAAAGGTCCGGCGACCGGCAAAACAAATCAAATATCAGAAATGGCAGAAAAAACAGAAGGTATTACTGGAAGTGTTCTGGGTAAAAAAATGACATTCCAAGAAATAGAAGATGGTATAAAATCTGGTTCCGTCAAGATGTCCATCGGTAGAAAAGTTCAAAAGCAAATAATTCTGGCGGCAAAAGTTAAACATCCAGAAAGATTTGAGAAAACTGCTGTAATGGAAGGTGCCAGACAAGAAACCGCGGCATCGCTTTCGGGGCAAAATGTTAGTGCTAGTGATACAGCAGTAAACAACAAAGTAGCTGCGGGAGAAACCTTGAAATCTTCAGCATTAAATCAAGGAAATAAAAATTCTAATAATAATGTAATGGGAAATAATAATACCAGTAATACGTCAGTGACTAACAACACACAGAATGTTAAAAGAGTTGATAATGGTGGTGTAAGAAACCCAGACCTAGCTGCTACAAGAGCAAGAATAGGTCTAGGTATGGGAATGGCGTTTTAACTGTTTTCTCTAATTTCAGTCAATTCCATCATAAGTTTTTTCGACTCGGCATAATATCCCTGTCGTGACAATTCTGCAGCTGCACGGGCGTACCCGACTGCAAGAAAGAATCTTTCAAACCCCTTCCAGAATGTCGAAAAGATATTGGTTTTAAATGCGGGCGTTTCTCCGACTGTTTCCATATAAGTTTGTGCCATTATACCCAACCTCTTAAATTGGTATTATGATTGGGGCGACGAACTGGCGATGCACCGAATTGTGTCTTACGTGCCATGTCCAACAGAATGTTGTCATAATGTTCTTGGCCAATGCGACTAATATCACAACGACTCAATCCGATATCTTTCAGATCGTGGTTTGACAACCTACTAAGTTCGTTAATAGTTGCCCGGCGAGCACGGCGGGCTTCATGACGGGTTGACCAATCCCGATAAAGGTCGATAAATACTTGCAACATGCGGTTTCCTTTCGAATATGTGTGTGTATCATACACTTTTATTTAGTGAGAAATGTCCAAAAAACACCCTGCTTACCTGTCATTGTCGGTATGCGTTTTTTGCATAACTCAGTGGTAGAATTGGAAAAGGACGCCCCATAGGGCGTCCTTCGTTTCATTTTACGTTTCATATTTTGAAACGATTAACTTTCGTTGGCGAGTCTCTCAAAATAAGAGATTGAATCGTCATCATCATCGTCATTAGATACTGATTTCAATTCTGGTGTAGGACTCTCTTTGAAAGTCGGTTTAGTAAACATAGACTCTTGTGATGAAGAATTATCTTCATACATATCACGAGTCTCTGCCGTACCTACCGGAGAGGTGACACCCAACACTTTGTCCAAACGATCTTTGAGCTGATCGTAAGTCTTAAATGCAGAGGGCGCGACAAACTCTTCGAGAGAATGACACTGTTTGTAGATTGATTCCATTTTAGAATCATCATCAGACAATGGCGAAGGCGAGTCAAATTCTGACTTGTCATAATTGCCATAACCATCTACCGTGCGATACTTCAACTTGAAGTTTGCACCACCCCAGAAATCAAAAGGATTTACTGGTGTCTCATCCTCAAACTGAGGCCGCATCAAATCATTGAGTTTGTCAAAGATTTTCTTACCATAAGAATAAAGGAATACTTTACCCTCATTGTCTGGATTGCCCGGATCTTTGATAACATAAATGTTTGACATGTGTTTCAATTTACGTTTACGATCCCGAGCAAGATTTTGATTGTCTTGCGAACCAGTACCCCAAAGTTCTGTGTTACTCTCACAGACAGGGCATGGTAGTCCAATCGTGGTAGGACAGTTATCAATCAACCATCCGCCAGGCCCTTTAAATCCATGATTAAAGATTCTTACCCACGGCAATTCTTCGCCATCGCAAGGTGGTAGAAAACGAATTACTGCATAACTGTTGCCAGTTTTATCAATAGTTGGTTTCCAAATGCGATCGTCTTGTGACGATGAATTAGATTGTGGGGATGATGTTTTTTCAAGTTCCTGAGCCAAACGGCTGAAATCGGAACGGTTCTTCTTTAGTGTTGCAAAAGACATATTGTCCTCCTTATATGCGTTGTATACGATGTATTTTGTATTCGGTTTATATTATTAGTATATCATTTTATCCACGGTTTGTCAATAGATATTGACCATAATTATCATAATAATCTTCAATCAAAAGAGTTTTCATAACTCCAACATAACGTGGCACATCCACCTTTAAAAATGGTGTGTAGTCTTTGACTTTCTTTTTATACACGGGCCAATAAGTCGTATCGGCGATCCGCACATTATTTATAAAGTCAAATATCATGTCAAAAACCACTACAGTTTCGACACAAATATCTCCCATCTTTTCAAGTCTTATTATAAGCGGGTAATTCCCATTTACAGATTTGAAAATCTGGTTAAATTCTAGTTCTTCTTCTAATCCTCTATCAAAAATTGTCTCGCAATCGTTGATAAAATTATATTGCAAACTCTGCAATCTCTTTTTCCAATTTTTATATGTGTCGGTCGCTTCTTTATCAAGCAAATTACCTGTCCACATATTATTAGTGCCAGAGACAGCAATGTTTCCTTTTTCAGTAACATTCAAAAATAGCGAAAGGAAAAATTCTTCCAATTCCTTTTTACCAAATTTCTTTGATAACTGAACGAAAGTATATCTATCTTTTCTTTTGGAGTACGACTCTTTTTTTGCCTTAAATGCGCCGTCATATTCCACATAATTATATTCATTATTAAAATGAGATTTCATGGCAAGAAAAATTTTAAATGCTTCGAAATCATCAATTTTTTTACTGGACATATGAATCATAGAGGTAGCTTTTCAGTGGACTTCCTTACCAAATTTAGCCCCTCAGCCTCGTATTGAATTTTTTCTTTTATGAATGAACTGAGCAGTGGTGTTATATTTTCAATTTCTAAAGTGTTTTCTTCACAATAATGGGTAATAGTTTCGATATAACTCATACCCATATTATTAACGGTTTTTTCAATCTCATCACAAAATTCTTTTGAACTTTTTAGTTTTAGCATTTTCACTCCTTAAATAACGCTACAGCGTATATAATACAATTATACGCTGTAGCGCAAGTTTTGTCAAGACTTTTTCAGTCTTTGGACCAGATTGTCCATGCACCCCATCCAATGGCGATCCATGCACCAAGCTTTACAAAAGGGGCCCCAATTAAAATTAGCACACCCAACACAATTAAAATAATGCCATCGTGAGATGTGCGTTCTTTTAATCTACTTTTTACCCAATCACTTACTGTAGAAATCATTTTCTATTCCAGATAGCCCACAGTACTGCGAGCGCAACCAAACCAACTAGACCTTGATCACTGAAATTACTCAGCAGTCCTAGAATGTTTGCAGTCACGTTTACTTCTGGCCAGAATGGAATATTCATTCCACCGAACAGGATTTCAAGGACAATTCCTAATCCAATTAGACTGACGCCGACCTCTGCGAGTGCGGCGGCCCATGATTTAACTTTAGTAATAAGTTCCATTATAACTCCTTTCTTTTTTTAAGTTGATAGTGTAATGTGTGTGTATGTTCT